TATGATAAGTTATATTTGGAATAAAATTAAAAATATATTTAAACCTGAGAAACAAGATCCACATATTGTTTTGTATGAGGAAGTAAAACCTAAACCAGACCCTTGTAGTAAACATATATACTACAGAAAAAGCTGTCCAGTTTGTAAAAGTTTAAGACAAGCAGGAGTTATTTAATGGCAGGATTAAGTGCATCAGGATTAAAAACACAAATAAGAAGTTATACTGAAACAGATTCAAATGTTTTAACAGATGCTGTTTTAGAAAATATTATTTTAAATGCACAATATAGAATTTTTAGAGATGTACCAATAGATGCTGAAAGAAAACAAGAGTCAGGTAATTTAGTTACAGGACAAGAAACAATTAATGCACCAGCAGGATGTTTATTTATTAGAGGTATACAAGTATATGATTCAACATCTGCTATAACTGGAGCGAATACATATTTAGAGAAAAAAGATATTACATATTTACAAGAATACATATCTTCAACTGAGTCTGCTAAAAGAGGTAAACCTAAATATTATGCCATGTTTGGTGGTGCTACAGGAGAGTCTGATACCACTTCAGGAAGAATGATGTTTGCCCCTGTTCCAGATACAACTTATAAATTTAGAGTGCATTTTAACAAAATGCCTTCTCTTTTAGAAAATAATGATACTAATTATATTAGTCTAAACTTCCCAAATGGACTATTATATTGTTGTCTATCAGAAGCATATGGATTTTTAAAAGGTCCAATTGATATGTTGACACTATATGAAAATAAGTATAAACAAGAGGTACAAAAGTTTGCTAATGAGCAAGTTGGAAGAAGACGAAGAGACGATTATACTAATGGAGCTGTTCGTATCCCAGTAACCTCGGCAAACCCATAGGAGATAAATTATGGCAATTACATCGGCAGTATGCACAAGTTTTAAACAAGAAATATTAGTTGGTACACACAACTTTACAGCTACAAGTGGAAACACTTTTAAAATAGCTTTATATACTAGTGATGCTAGTTTAGGAGCTGGAACTACAGCTTATTCAACATCAAATGAAATTACAAACTCATCTGGAACTGCATATACTGCAGGTGGTGCAACTCTTACAAGTGTAACGCCAACAACTTCAGGAACGACTGCGCTTTGTGATTTTGCAGACGTAAGTTTTTCTTCTGCATCTTTTACAGCAAACGGTGCGTTAATATATAATGATACGCAGTCTGATAAAGCTGTTGCAGTTATAGCTTTCGGTGGAGATAAAACTGTAACAAGTGGTACTTTCACAATTCAATTCCCAACAGCAGACGCAACAAACGCGATCATAAGAATAGCATAAAGGGGGTAGCAACGGATGTCCGTTACTCAAACCTTCACAGTAACTGTAGTTGGTGGCAATCCCGCTAATCACCCTTATCACGATTTTGGTTCATCTAATAAATATGCTATAGATGGATCTACAGCCACAGCAGATGTAACTTTATCCTTAGTAGAAGGTGGAACTTATCGTTTTGATCAGAGTGATTCTTCTAACTCAGGACACCCTTTAAGATTTTCTACAACCGCAAATGGAACACATTCAAGCGGAAGTGAGTATACTACCGGAGTAACAACAAATGGAACTCCAGGAAGTTCGGGAGCATACACTGAGATAACAGTCGCTGATGGAGCGCCAACTTTATATTACTATTGCACCAATCATTCTGGTATGGGTTGGACAGCAAATACTGATGTTGTTCCGACAAGTTTTACAGTAACTGTAGTTTCAACAGACTCTGGTAATAAATATGTAATAGATGGTGTACAACAAGATACTTTATATTTTTCTAAAACTGGAAGTTACAGGTTTGATCAATCAGATAGTTCAAATAACAATCACCCTTTAAGATTATCACAAACAGAGAATGGAACACACTCAGGAGGCAGTGAGTATACAACCGGTGTAAATACTGTTGGAACACCTGGAAATTCAGGAGCCTACACTCAAATAACTGTAGCATCAAACGCTCCAGATAGTCTTTATTATTATTGTTCAAATCACTCTCTTATGGGAGGATCCATTTTTATAGGTGTAAGTACTTGGGGTGAAAATACTTGGGGATCTAATTCTTGGCAATCCGGTGTATCTTTAGCTACTTTAACAGGTGTATCTTCAACAGCTAGCCTAGGAACTGTAGATGCTTTTCCAGAACAAGGATGGGGATCAGATACTTGGGGTTTTGAAAACTGGGGAGAAAGTTCTATAGATGTAACTGTGTCTGGTGTTGCAGGAACAACCTCAATTGGTTCAGTTACTGTAACTGCAGAAATAAATACTGGATGGGGTAGAGCAGCTTGGAACGATGATGCGTGGGGCATTCAAGGTGATATATTATTAGAAGGTGTATCTGCAACAGCAAGTGTTGGATCATTAGTAGTTGGAGATATACTTGGATTAACAGGTCAATCTGCAACAGCAAGTATTGGATCACCAACAATAGTTGGAGACATAACACAATCATTAACAGGAGTTTCTGCAACTTCTTCGGTAGGTTCTATATCTCCTGCAGATGTTATGGGATTAACAGGTCAATCTGCAACATCTTCTGTAGGATCAATTAGCCCTGCAGATGTAATAGGAGTATCGGGTGTTTCTGCAACAACAACTGTTAACGCTGCTGGAACGAATATAACATCAAATCCTACAATTTTACCAACAGGTCTTTCTGTAACAGCTTCTGTAGGAACAATTTCACCTGCAGATGTAATTGGATTGACAGGAGTTTCAGCAACTGTTAATGTTGGAACATTAACACCTGCAGACGTAATGGGTTTAACAGGCGTAGAAGCTACTACATCTGTGGCTGAATTAGGAACTTCTAATAAGTTTGGAATTCAAGCATATCAAGCTATTGACACAGGTTCTAATACAAGTTATACAGACGTAGCAGCGTAATAGGAGATAAAAATTATGGCATCAACATACACACCTTTAGGGGTAGAACTTCAAGCAACTGGTGAAAATGCCGGTACGTGGGGGACGAAGACTAATACTAATTTACAAATTATAGAACAAATTTCTGGTGGATTTACACAACAATCAATAGCAGGTGGTGCACAAACCACAACGTTGTCAGTTTCTGATGGATCAACTGGTGCAACTTTATCTCACAGAATGATTGAATTCACAGGAACTATTACAGGGAATCAAATTGTAACTATTCCATTAGACGTACAAACTTTTTATTTTTTAAGAAATTCAACATCAGGTGCATACACAGTACAATTTAAATACGTTTCTGGATCTGGAGATTCGTTTACTTTTTCTACAACAGACAAAGGTGATCAATTAATTTTTGCATCAGCTAATGATGGAACTAACCCTGATATTATTACTTTAGCTTTTGGTTCTGGTGATGGTGATGTTACACTTACTGGCACACAGACTTTAACAAATAAAACTTTAACAGCTCCTAAAATCGCAGATGCAGGTTTTATTGCAGATGCAAATGGAGCAGAACAAATTATATTTCAAACAACAGCTTCAGCAGTTAATGAACTAGAAGTAACTAATGCTGCAACAGGAAACCCACCAATCATAGGTGCGAGTGGGGAAACTAACGTTGATGTTCATATCAAACCAAAAGGCACTGGAGAAACAAGAATCGGAACAGGAGCAGCTTCAGCTACACTTACAACAAGTGGTGCTCATGATTTAATATTAGATACAAACTCAGGAACTAACTCGGGAACAATTACAATAACAGATGGAGCAGATGGAAATATTAATATTGCACCAAATGGAAACGGTGTTGTTCAAGCTGGTGGTTCTGCAGTAAAAGTTGCAGGAAAAGAATCTATTTGGGTGCCTTCAAGTGCTATGTACCCTAACACTACAAATGGTGCAGAAGCTGCACAAGTAGAACTATCAAATGGTCCAGAACTTAAAGTTTTAGATTTTGATAAAGATTCAGATGAGTTTGCACAGTTTGCTGTTGCTTTTCCTAAATCATGGAACGAAGGCACAGTAACTTTTCAAGCATTTTTTACAGCAACTTCAACAGACACAGGAACTAGTGCATATGTTTTACAAGGAGTTGCATTAGCTGATAATGGAGATTTAAATACAGCTTTTGGAACAGCTGTAGGACCAACTGCAAAAGCTCACAGTGGTACATCAAACGATTTAGACGTAACAGCAGAAAGCGGCGCGGTAACAATAGCGGGCTCACCTAGCACAGATGAGTACGTATTTTTTCAAATATCAAGAGATGTTTCAGCAGATGATTTAAATGCTGATTCAAGATTACTTGGAATTAAATTATTCTTTACTACTGACGCTGCGAACGACGCATAATAGGAGTTAGAATGTTTGGATACAGAGTATTAGGTTTCGGATCAGGCGGAGCAGCCGGCCCAACAGTTCTTCAATATTTAGTTATCGCTGGAGGCGGTGGCGGTGGAAACAACGTCAACGTTGGTGGACACCGTGGAGGACATGGTGGCGGAGGTGCAGGAGGATATAGAAACTCTTATGCTTCAGAAAGTTCTGGAGGAGGAAACTCTACTGAGTCAACTCTTGAACTGACAAAAGGTGAAACATATACAGTAACAGTTGGTGGAGGTGGTGGAAACCACGCTGAAGGTAGCGCCTCTTCAATAGCTGGACCCGATATTACTACAGTAAGTACAGTTGGTGGTGGAAGAGGAGGAAATGCTCCAGGAGGTTCATCTAGTGTAGGTGGATCAGGAGGAGGAGGTTCAAACTCTCTTGCAGGAAACAAACAAGGATCTGCTGGAACAGCTAACCAAGGTTTTGCCGGTTCTAACGGTACTCACGCAAACCCACACTACACAGGTGGTGGAGGTGGAGGTGCTGGTCAAGCATCACCACAAGGAAACGGATCTTCTGCTGGACCAGGAGGTAATGGTCTATCATCTTCAATTACCGGATCGTCTACGGCTAGAGCCGGAGGCGGTGGTGGAGGCGGATTCACTAACGGAGCGTCACCAGGAGGATCAGGCGGTGGAGGTGCTGGAGCACCAGGGCCTTCTCAAGGTGGAACAGGTAGTGCTAACACTGGATCAGGTGGAGGCGGATCGGGCGGATCTTATGGTGGATCAGCTAATGGTGGACCTGGTGGAAACGGAACTGTAATTTTAAGAGTTCCAACTGGAGACTACTCAGGAACTACATCTGGATCACCAAGTGTAAGTACAGATGGTGCAGACACAGTTATGGTATTTACTGGAAATGGGAGCTACACTGCGTAATGGCTTACTTTGCAAAATTAGATGAAGATAATGTGGTTACACAAGTAAACTCTGTTTCTAACGATATTGCTACAGACGAAACTGCCGGAATTAATTTTTTAAAAAACTTACATAATGAACCTGACGCTGTTTGGAAACAAGGATCTTATAATACAAGAATGGGAAAATATTTTGAAGCTGGTTCTAATATTGAACATTCAGATCAAAGCAAAGCATTTAGAATAAATTATCCTTCTATTGGAATGGTGTATGATGCAACTCTAGATGGTTTTGTACAAAAAGATAAACCATATGATTCTTGGATATTAGATACTACAACAGGTTATTTCAAAGCACCTGTAGATTGTCCTGTAACATATGAAGATGGTGCAGAAACTCCAGATACTTATATTTGGGTTGAAGAAACTCAGTCTTGGGAAAGATACTAGACTTTTAATTTAAATAGTATATACAGTTCATCAATAAAGATGAAAGAAATTACTAAATTTGATGAGTCCTCTTTTATTGACTCTTCTTTTATACCTAAAGAAGTTTGTGATAATTTAATATCTTATTATAAAGACAACAAAGAATATGCCATAGATGGTGATGTTCTAGTAGATGGTGTTAGAAAAAAAGTTGTAGAGATAAAAGATTCAATTGATTTACCTGTTAGCTTTATAGAAAAAGATTCAAGAGTTTTAGAATATAGAATCCACTTACAAAATTCTTTAAAACAATATTTGGATAAATATACTTTTGCAAATAAAATTCCAAAATTTAATATTACTAGAAATCTTAATATTCAGTATTACCCTAAACATGGAGGATACAGAGATTGGCATTTTGAAAGAGGAAGTTTAAACACCATTACTAGATGTTTAGTCTTCATGACTTATTTAAATGATGTCAAAGAAGGAGGGACTGAGTTTCTTTATCAAAAAACTAGAGCTAAAGCAAAAAAAGGATTAACATTAATTTGGCCATCAGATTGGACTCACACTCATAGAGGTGTTCAAAACGATCACGGAGAAAAATATATTATAACAGGATGGTATGACTACTTTTAAAGTAATAGATGATGCTCTTCCTATGCAAGAGTTTGATAATATAAAAAAAGCTATATTTAATAATAATCATTTTCCTTGGTATTTTTATAATCATGTTAATACTCCTGGAGATTCTCATTTTCAATTTATACACATATTCTTTGGTGCATTTAAAAATAATAGTAGTGCTGCAGATTTAATGTTGCCAATCTATAAGATGTTAAATGCTAGAGCTGTTCTTAGAGCAAAAGCAAATTTGTTGACTAGAACAGAAAAGATAGTGGAACATGGATTTCACATGGACCATGTTTATGAAGATGATACTCCTGTTGAATGTAAAAATGCTGTGTTGTATTTAAATACAAACAATGGATATACAGTATTTAAAAAAGGAAAAAAGAAAGTGTTTTCTAAAGAAAACAGATTATTAATGTTTGATAATACAGAAATGCACTCTGGAAGTTCTTGCACAGATGAAGACACTAGAGTTGTTATAAATATAAATTATGTCTGATCAATATAAAATAGAAACCATATTTCCTGTTCCAGTTTACAATAGTTCTATTAATAGAACTTTCTCTAAAAAAGAAAAAACATTTTTTGAAAAAATAAAAAAAGAAAGCCACGATAATGTAGGCAATATTACTACAAATAATAATTACGTATTAAACAATAAAGATATGTCTGTATTAAAAAAAGATATAATGAAACATGTCGATGTATACTTTGATAAAATCATAAAGCCTAAACATAAATTAAAACCTTACATAACCCAATCGTGGATAAACTATACTAGTGCTGATCAATATCATCATATACACTCTCACCCTAACAGTATTGTATCAGGAGTTTTTTACGTAGATGCTGATCCTGATTTAGATAAAATAAAATTTTTAAAAAGAGAACACACTACTATCACAGTGCCTACCAACGATTATAATTTATTCAATTCTTCAAGTTGGTGGTTTAGTGTTAGAACAGGTCAAATAATAATGTTTCCTTCAGAAACAACTCATACTGTAGATAACAAACAAGGAAAGAATATAAGAACAAGTTTAGCTTTTAATGTTTTTATAAAAGGAACTTTAGGAGACAAAAGAGAATTAACGGAGCTTCTTCTATGACAATGATAGCAATGTTTCCAACCACGATAGGAGAGTTTGATCTAAAAATAGATAACAATAAAATTTTAGATAAACTTAAAAAGATAAAATATAAAGACACATATGTGAACAATAAAGAAGCTAGTGCTTTGATATCAAATGAATATAATGTTTTAAAATACTTTCCATCTTTGAAGAAAGAAATATTAAAGAAAATATACGAATACTCTAGTGAACATAAATACATGAATGAAAAGTATAAGATACAATGTTCTTGGTCTACAAGAACCAAACCTAAAGCTTTTAGTCAATTTCATTCTCATTCACATAGTTTTTTTAGTGGTGTTTATTATCCCGTAGCAAAGAGAGGTTTTAATATTAGTTTTCAAAAACCATACGACGATACTATTTTTTGGGATAAATATGTTCAATCTCATAATTATTTTAATTGTTCACAATTTACACTGCCTGTCAGAGACAACTTGTTATTGATTTTTCATAGCTATTTAAAACATAGAATAGAATCAAACGAGGCTTTTGAAGATAGGTATTCAATAGCTTTTAATGTAACTCCAAAAGGACTTATTGGATATGACGATAAGTTAATAAATATATCATGATCAAAGATTTAGAACACTACATATACTTAGAAAAAAATTTTCTATCAGATGAAATCTGTGATGAAACTATTAAACAATTAAAGAAAAACAAAGAATGGTTGAAACACAATTTTTATTTTCCAAAACTTGATAAATCAAAACCTATATCAAATGAAAAAGAATTATCTGTATCGTATCATACGGATGGTATAACAACTAGAGATATTATAATGGATAGGATGTGGTATTCTATAGAAAGATATTTTAACAAATATAGTTTTAGTTGGCACAATGGTTGGGTAGGTTATCTACCGATTAGATTTAACAAATATAATAAGAACACTTTAATGGCAGAACACTGTGATCACATTCAAGATATGTTTGATGGTGAAAGAAAAGGAGTTCCTGTTTTAAGTATAGTAGGAACTTTAAATGATAATTATAAAGGCGGTGAGTTTATTATGTTTCAAGATAAAAAAATAAATTTAGAGAAAGGGGATCTATTAATATTTCCATCTAATTTTTTATACCCACACAAAGTAAATGAAATAACGAAAGGAATTAGATACTCTTACGTATCTTGGACTTGGTAATATGCATAAAGTAATTATACCATTTGGATATCCAATATATGTCAATCAAATTGATGTTAATAAAAAAGAATTTGAATGTGCTCAAAAAGAAAAATATATAACCATGGAAAATACCACAGCTTCTTACACTGAAGATAAACAAATATTAAATAATAAAAATTATAGATCTCTTAAAAAGAATATATTCAAAGAACTTGAAATATACACCAGACATATTTTAAAAATTAAAAAACATCAAAAGTTTTATTTAACTAGCTCCTGGATAAACAAACATAAAGAAAATGACTTTGGACAACCTCACTCTCATTTTAATTCTATAATTAGTGGAGTATATTATTTTAAAGCACCAAAAGATTCTGGAGATATAATATTTAATATGGAGCAAAATAGAATGCCTTTTACACCAACTGTAAAACTAGACTTTGAAGAGCATACAATAGAAAACTGTGATGAGTTTTTCTTTGAGCCAGCTGATGGCGTAATCACGTTTTTTCCCTCGACATTGATACATAGAATTGGTATTAATAAACAAAAAGAATTAAGATATAGTCTTGCATTTAATTTTTTTGTGAAAGGTATATTTGGAGAACAGGAAGGAGAATTAACAATATGAAATTAAGAAGTATTATAATTGTTGGAGGAGGCTCTGCAGGTTTTATGACTGCAGCTACAATACTAAGTCAGTTACCAAAAGTAAAAGTAACTTTGATAGAATCACCAAATGTAAAAACAGTGGGGGTAGGTGAAAGCACTATAACAGGAATAAGACATTGGACAAAATTATTAGGGATTGAAGATAAAGATTTTTTGAAAGCAACAAATGGCACTTATAAATTAAGTATTAAGTTTACAGATTTTTACAAAAAAGGAGAAGCTTTTCATTATCCTTTTGGTGAGCCAGATGTAAATGGTAATACTGCAGGTATGAATGATTGGTGGTTTAAAAAGTTTTCTGACCCATCTATTCCTTACTCAGACTATGCTGATTCTCTTTTCTCTTGTATGGCTCTTGTTAATCAAAACAAACTTTTTTACAATGAAAATAGAACAATGCCTTTTAACTTTGACTTCGATACAGCATATCATTTTGATGCAACAAAGTTTGGTATATGGTTAAGAGATGAATACTGTAAACCAAAAGGTTTGATACATATTAAAGAAGATATTAAAACTATAGAACAAGATGAAGATGGAATTAAAAGTTTAAATAAAAAACATAAAGCTGATCTTTATATAGATTGCACAGGTTTTAAATCTCTTCTACTTGGACAAACTATGAAAGAACCTTTTGAATCGCTAGAAGATTTATTACCTAACAACTCTGCGTTAGCTACAAGAATACCTTATAAAAATAAAGAAAAAGAATTAGTTCCATATACCAATTGTACTGCTATTGAAAACGGTTGGGTTTGGAATATACCTTTATGGTCTAGAGTTGGAACTGGTTATGTATACTCAGATCATTTTGTTAGTGATGATAAGGCAGCTGAACAATTAGAAAAACATCTAGGAATAAAAAACTTAGAACTTAATAAAATAAAAATAAGAACAGGTATTCATAAAAGACTATGGGTTAAAAATGTCTGTGCCATTGGATTATCAGCAGGTTTTATAGAACCTTTAGAAAGTAATGGTTTGTATACTGTTCATACTTTTTTATTATATTTTTTACGAAATGTTCAAAGAGAACGAATATCACAATGGGACAAAGATAATTTTAGTTTAGGATGTAGATATGAGTTTAGGACTTTTGCTGAATTTGTAGCTTTGCATTATGCATTAAGTCATAGAGATGAGACTCCATATTGGAAACATATTTTAAATAAATCATGGGATGAAAGTTTAATTAATCTAAAAGGCACTAGCTATCATGGTATGTTTAGTGCAGCTATGCAGAGAAAAAATAATTTTCATTATCATGAAAAAGGTGGCTTTCATTGTATAGCAGCTGGTATGCATTATCCACCAACAGAGATGTCTACCTTAAAATATCACAATCAATACACTGATCAACAGTGGTTTGATAAATGGAAAGGTGGCAATAGATACATAACTAAAAAAAGAAACTATTGGAATAAAGTAGCCGAAAGACTACCTACGTATATGGATTTTCTAAAAGAAAATATATACACCGATGAAAAATAAATTTGTTAGTTTATTATCTAATATTAAATATCCTACAGAAAAACAAAGACTAAAAGAGTTGTGGGATGTAGAAGGTATTCTTAGAAATCAAAAATTTAAATTTGATCTTAGACCTTTAAAAAATAATGCAAAAGCAGGAACGGTTGCAACCAAAGCAGACAAGATGGTTTTTGATATTAAGGACCAATGGATTATTATAGATTTAGAAGAATTACATCAATATTTAAAACAAAATAACCTTAAAAAAGTTAATTTAGATGATTTGATATCTGAGTTAGATTGGAATATAATACTACCAAAATATTAAAAACTATATATAAGTAGGGATTATGCTACAGAAAATAGGGTTCCAACCAGGTATAAACAAACAAATATCAGAAACTGCTGCTGAAGGTCAGTGGACAGATTGTGATAATGTTAGATTTCGTTATGGAATACCTGAAAAAGTAGGTGGTTGGAATCAATTAGGCACTGTAAATGAAAATGAACTTACAGGAGCAGGTCGAGGATTACATCATTTTATTAATAGCTTATCTAGAAAATACGCTATTATAGGAACTAACAGAGTGCTGTATGCTTATTCTGGGGGTGTATTCTATGATATTCATCCTATCCAAACAACTACAACACTTACAAATGCATTTACCACGACTAACGGATCACCGACCATAACTATAACTTATACAAGCGCGCATAATTTAGTACCAGGTGATATACTATTAATGGATAATTTTACTACAATAACTAATTCTAATTTTACCGCATCCAATTTTGACAATAGAAAATTTATGGTTGCTAGCACACCTACTAACGTAACAGCAACAATTACAATGGATTCAAATGAAGGTGGATCTGGTGCAACAACATCAGGTGGTATTAGAATACAAAAATATTATACAGTTGGACCAGCAGTTCAAGCAAAAGGTTTTGGTTGGGGATTAGGTTCATGGAGTGGTGAAGCTGCGGGTGCTATTACAACAACTTTAAATGGTGCTTTATTAGATGATGCAGCAGGAACAGGTGGATCAGGAACTTCTATTACATTAACAAGTACAATTAACTTTCCATCTTCAGGTACAAACTTTATTCAAGTTGGTAATGAAGAAATTTCATATACAGGTATTTCTGGTAATGATTTAACTGGTATTACAAGAGGTGTAAGAAACTCTACAAGATCAGGACACTCTAGTGGAGCAACAGTAACAAACTCATCAGACTATGTTGCATGGGGTGAAGCTGCATCAGGTGACTTAGTATTAGAACCAGGTATGTGGTCATTAGATAACTTTGGTGACAAAGCAATTTGTTTAATACACGATGGTGCATGTTTTCAATGGGATTCAAGTTTATCAAATGCAACATCTACAAGAGCGACTATTATATCTGGTGCACCAACTGCATCACGACACATGTTGGTATCTACACCGGATCGTCACTTGGTATTCTTTGGAACAGAAACAACGATAGGTGATACGTCTACACAAGATGATATGTTTATTAGATTCTCTGATCAAGAAGATATTAATACATACACACCAACGGCAACCAATACTGCTGGTACACAAAGACTGGCTGACGGATCACAGATCATGGGAGCTATAAGAGGTAGAGATGCAATTTATGTTTGGACTGATACAGCTTTATTTACACAACGTTTTGTTGGTCAACCATTTACTTTTGCGTTTGCACAAGTTGGAACTAACTGTGGTCTTGCAGGACAAAATGCATGTGTTGAAGTTGATGGAGCTGCATATTGGATGTCAGAAAACGGTTTCTTTAGATACGCAGGTAAATTAGAATCATTACCTTGTTTGGTAGAAGACTTTGTTTACGATAACATAAATTTAGAATCAGGTAATCAAATGGTATCAGCAGGATTAAATAATTTATTTGGTGAAGTAATTTGGTTTTATCCAACAATAGGATCTTCTGTTGTTAATAGAATGGTTGCTTATAATTATTTTGACTCTGGACCACAAAGACCTGTGTGGACAGTAGGTTCTTTAGCAAGAACTATGTGGAAAGACTCTGCTGTATTTGGTTTACCTCATGCATTAGAATACGATGCAGCTACAGATACATCTTTTGATGTTGTGGGCAACACAGAAGGTAGAACAAGTTACTATGAACATGAAACAGGGACAGATCAAAATAGAAATGGAACTATTACAGCAATTACAGCTAACATATCTTCTGGAGATTACGATATTAGTCAAAGAACACAAAGAGGTCAAACAACAAGTGTGGCTGATTTAAGAGGAGATGGTGAATTTATTATGAAGATACGAAGATTTGTACCAGACTTTATAAGTCAGACAGGAACAACTAGAGTTACTTTACAATTAAAAAATTATCCTAACGATTCACAAGCCAGCTCACCTCTTGGACCATTTGATATTACATCATCAACAACTAAAATAGATACAAGAGCTAGAGCTAGAGCTGTATCATTAAAAATAGAAAATACAGGAGCTAGTCAAAGCTGGAGATTAGGGACTTTTAGGTTAGACATACAACCAGACGGACGTAGATAATGGCAAAGATAGTACAAGTAATAACTAGACCTGCACCTCAATATGATTTAGGTACAGCAGAAGCACAAGTAAGAGATCTTGATGCAATTGTAGAAAAATTAAACTCAACGTTTCAAGAAGAATTAAAAGAAGAGATTGAAGCGTTTAACTTTTTTATTAATTAATGGCTAATCAATTTAAATTTGTAGGTATAGATAATAGTACAACAGGAAGTGCACTAACACCTTTTGGCTCTGGAAATCCTTTGGTTAGTGAAACATACGTAATTAAATCTATATTGGTTACATCAGCTGGTACACCTACTGTGACAATTACAAACAATAGTATTACAGCGATTAAATCAGCAGCTTTGACAGCTAATGTTACAACCGAATTATTAAACCAACCACTAATAGTAGAAGGAGGCACGAGTTTTACTGTGCAATCTAGCAGTTCAGATTCGTTTGATGTAGCTATTAGTTACTTAAATATCAAAAAGGAGATAACAACATAATGCAAGAAATTAAACCAGCAAAAGTAGAGACAACGTACAGACATAAAAAAACAGGGGAACTTTTTAAGGAAAGAAAAGACTGGGAATCTAAAGGTTATAAAAATGAAGACATGGCTCAAGATGTAAATGTTGTGATGCCAAGTCTTGATTTATTTAGTAAAACAAAATAGAATAGTAAAATGGCCATAACAAACGCACAGCAA